AATTTCAACTGCATCTACTTAACCACCGACTAACATGGCAAACCATCTCGGCCGCGAAGGCGTATTCAAGATCTCATCTACCACCGTCGGAGAAATCCGAAACTACGCGCTCGCGCAATCCTCCGACGTCGTCGAGGACTCCGTAATTGGCGACGTATTTCGCACGCGCCGCGCCACGATGAAAACGTGGAGCGTCAACGGCGATCTCTACTGGGACGAGACCGACGCGGGTCAGATCGCGCTGACCATCGGGTCCGCGGTCACGGTCAACCTTTACCCGGAGGGGATCGCCAGCACCTCGACCTACTACTCGGGCGCGGGCATCGTGACGAAGTTCGACATCTCGGCTGCGTTTGACGGCATGGTCGAGGGCTCGATCTCAATCGAAGGCAACGGCACCCTCTCCACTTTGACGGTTTGAGGTGACGCATGGATGCAATCGACCTTGTCCGAGAACACTTCGCCTCACTAGGCACGCGCAAGATTGAGGTCCCCGAGTGGAAGCTTACGATCTACGCGACGCCCGTCACCCTCGCCGAAAAGTCTCGGCTCTACAAAAAGAGCCGGGAAAACGACATGGATCTCCTCGTTGATCTCCTCGTGATGAAGGCGCAAAACGAGAAGGGCGAGAAGCTGTTCACGATCGAGCACAAGGCGACGCTGCTCAACAAGGCCGACTCGAACATCATCGGACGCATCGCAAACGCGATATTGGCCGACGACGCGCCAAAGGCCGACGAACTAAAAAACTGATTCACGGCGGGGAAGCCGCCGACTTCCTCGCCGTTTATGCGCTCGCGGATCGTCTCGGCAAATTTGCCCACGAGGTTCTCGCCATGCCGGCGGAGGAATTAAACGGCTGGGTCGTTTACATAGAGCACCAGAACCGAGCCTCAAAAAAACATGGCTAGTGCAACATTCACCCTCCGGGCGGTTGACCAGACGCGGGCCGCGTTCGCCAGCGTGCAGAACTCGCTGCAACGGCTGGAGAATCAGACGAAGGGAATCGCGAAGATCACGAAGCTGGCGTTCGGCGGCGAGGCGGTGCTCGGCGCGCTGAACATGATGAAGCAGCGGCTGGACAAGGTCGCAATGGCCGGCGAGGACATGGGCTTCAGCGACGAACAGATCGCAAGTGCCATTCGGATGGAGCAGGCGATTGACGCTATCCTAAATCGTCTGATGCAAATTCCGCTTTTCTTGTCGAAAATCGGAATTCAAATCGCATCTGCTTTTGATCCCTCGAAGATCAGACCAGCCGCGGAGGTCATTCGCGAATTTAAATTCGAGCGCGCAAAGAAGGAGATCCAAGGGATCAACGACGAGATGGTGCGCCTTCAAATGGAGTTCTCTAAAGTCAATATGACCGAGCGAGAACTTGCTGATGCACTTCTGAATCAAGCCACGTCTGCCTTTATGGCGGCGGTGAAGGCTTTCGAAACAGATCCAGTCAAGGGATTCCAACTACAAAAGGACGCGCAGCAAATTTTACTCGAGCGTGAACGCCTGCTGAAAACGATAAGCAAGGACGAATCAGAAATTCATAAGACGGCGAGGGAAGCCCGGAGTGAAATGGGACGCGCTCAAGCTGAAAGGGATGCGGCACTTGGGCACACGATTGATCTGGAGCGAGATCTTTTCTTACTTCAACGACGTGCAGCGATAGAGGAAACCGCATTGGCTCGTGATAAAGGGAAAACCACGGTTGACGCCTTAAACCGCCAAACCGTTTCTGCTCGTGCGCTGACGAATATTTATCGCGAGATCTCCGCAATCGAACGCGAGCGCCGCGCCTTCGGAATGGAGTTCGGCAACGCCATCGCGCAGTCATTCGAGGACGCGATCGTTTCTGGCAATAAACTCCGCGATGTGATTCGCGCTCTCGCTCAAGACCTTTTGCGGATGATCTTCCGCGAACAAGTGACGAAACCGCTCGCAGGCGGTCTCGGCAATTTCTTCGCGGATTTATTCACGGGCAGAGGCAAAGCAATGGGTGGTCCGGTTGCCGGAGGCACGCCATATCTCGTCGGCGAACGCGGTCCCGAGCTTTTCGTTCCGTCCGGCTCCGGGTCTATCGTTCCGAACAACCGTTTGCAATCCTCCGGCACGAACGGAGGCGGCGTCACGATCAACTACCACATCGCCGCCGGCGTCTCCCGCTCCGAACTCGCGCCGATTCTCGAGTCCGAACGCCGACGCCTCAAGGCCGAGATCCCGGACATGGTGCGCCGCGGCGGAGCGTATCGCGCAGCCTTCGCCTGACGATCATGGCAATCACCTATCCGCTCACTCCGCCGTCGCCGTTCCGCATCTCCAAGCTCTCGCTATCGGGCTTGTCGGTCACGTCGCGCAACGTCTCGCCGTTCACGCTGCAAACGCAGCAATACAACTGGCCGGGCCAAGGATGGTTCGGATCGGTCGAATGTCCTCCGATGGTGCGGGCTGACGCCGAGGCGGTGATCGGCTTCCTGCTGGCGGCGCAGCGCGGCACGTTCTATTTTCAAGACTACGCGAACACCTCGCCGCGGGGCAACGTGACGGGAACGCTGACCGTCTCGAGCGCGACGGCGAACACATCGACGCTTGGAATCTCTGGCGCGACGGGAACATTTGCGGTCGGCGATTGGCTCCAGATTTCGACCTCGCTCTACAAGGTTGTGCAGGTCAACTCCTCGAGCAGCGTTGATCTTTTCCCGGTGCTGCGGTCGAGCTACGGAGGCGGCACGGCGATCACCTACACAAACGCGAAAGGCGTCTTCCGACTCACGTCGCCGCAAACCGATTGGTCGATCGACCTCGCGAACATCTACGGCATCTCCTTCTCGATCGTGGAGGATATCGCGCAATGAGCATCACGACCGCAGGCCGCAGCCTCTCGGCCGGCATGGTGACCGAGGTCACGACCGCGCAGCTTTCGCCGATCCTGCTCGCGTCGTTGAGCTTCTCGAGTCCGGTCAATCTCTGGACCGGATATGGGAATATCTCTTACAACTCGACGACCTACTACGGCCTCGGGACGCTCGGCACGATTTCGCCGTTGCAGGAGACAACCGACCTCGCGGCGCGGGGTCTCACGATGCGGATCTCCGGCGTGCCGACGGCAAACGTCGCGCTTGCGCTAACGGAAAACTATCAAGGCCGCGAGTGCTCGATCATGTTCGGCGCGCTTTCGCCGACGGCTGGCACCCTGATCGCGTCGCCGGTGACGGTCTTCTCCGGCCGCATGGACGTGATGCAAGTGACCGATGATGGTCAGTCCGCCGAGATCACGATGACCGCGGAGTCAAAGCTGATGGACTTCAAGCGGCCGCGGGAGACGCGCTACACCTACGAAGATCAGCAGACACTTTTCCCGACCAACGGCTCGATCACCGCGCCGGATCTCGGCCTCGAGTTCGTGAACGACATTCAAGAGAAGGCCATTTTCTGGGGCAATCCGAACGCGACGCAGGCAACGAACTGGGACGCCGGCGACAAGACCTCGCCGCAAGGCTACGAATGAGACGGCACGACAACTGGCCGACGCTGCTTGCCGCGTTCATCGAAGAGCGGCGGGCGATGCCTTTCGCGTGGGGCTCGAATGATTGCTGCTTGTTCGCGTCGGACTGGATTCGTCGAGCCTGCGGCGTGGACTTCGCGGAGGATCTGCGCGGGCGTTACTCGTCGGCGCTTGGAGCGCGGCGCGTCTTGTCCCGCTTTGGCGGCGTCCTCGAGATCGCGAAGAGCCTCGCCGGACTGGAGCAGGTGCCGAGCGCAACGGTGCGGCGCGGAGACGTCGTCGCGTTTGAGATGCAAGGCGGTCACGCGCTGGGAATTTGCTGCGGCGATATCGCGGCGCTCGTCGGAAAGCAGGGTCTCGTTTTCCCGCGAATCGAAAACGCGTCGGCCGCTTGGCGACTCTAAAACATGGAAGCAGCACTCGCAGCAATTTACCAGACGGCGCTGTTTATCTCGCAGACGTTCGGCACGTCGCTGATCTCGACTTATGCGGTCGTGAAGTTCGTCGCCGTGACCGCGGCGTCGATGGCGGCGAGCAAGCTGCTGGCTCCAAAGACTCCGGGCTTCTCCGACTCCTCGCTGGCAGACCGCACGCAGATGGTGCGCTCGCCGATTGCAGCGCGGCAAATCGTGTACGGCGAAACCAAGGTCTCCGGCGTGATCGTTTACATCTCCACGACCGGAACGAAGAACGAGTTCCTGCATCTGGTGATCGCGCTCGCCGGGCACGAGGTCGAGGAGATCGGCGACGTTTACTTCAACGACGAGCTCGCGCTCACCGGCGCGGGCTCCGCGGCAAGCGGTCGCTTCACCGGCTACGCCGAGATCTACAAGAAGCTCGGCGCTGACACGCAGACGGCGCAGACAGATCTGATCACCGCGACCGCCGGACTCACGAACGGCAAGTGGACGAGCGCGCATCGCCTGCGCGGGATCGCTTACATTTACGTGCAGCTCAAGTGGAGCGACCAAATCTGGGCCGGCGGAATCCCGAACGTCTCCGCGATGGTGAAGGGCAAGAAGGTGTACGACCCGCGCACGACGACGACTGTCTACTCGGCAAACGCCGCTCTCTGTCTGCGCGACTACCTGACTGACTCGACCTACGGCCTCGGGCTGACGACGAGCGAAATCGACGACACCGCGTTCACCGCGGCGGCAAACATCTGCGACGAGCAGGTGCAGGTTCTCCCAGCGTCGCCGACGACCTACGAAAACCGCTACGAGTCGAACGGCGTTCTCTACACGAGCGCATCGCCCGACGATAACATCGGCAAACTCCTGACCGCGATGGGCGGCTTGATCGCGTACTCCGGCGGCAAGGTGATTCCTTACGCGGCCGGCTATCGGATCCCGACCGTCACGCTCACCGACTCCGATTTCGCCGGGCCGATCAGCGTGCAGACAAAGACGAGTTCCCGCGACCGGGTGAACGCGGTGAAGGGCGTGTTCGTCTCCGAGAAGAGCGAGTGGCAACCGACGGACTTCCCGCCGCAGACCTCGACGACTTACTACGCGCAGGACAATTCGATCCGGTACTGGCGCGACGTCGTCCTGCCGATGACGACCTCGAGCAGCGCGGCGCAGCGCATCGCACGCATCGAACTGCAACGCGCCCGGCAGGAGGTC